ACAAAAATATTTTTTTTCTTATATATCTTTTCTTTTCTTTTCTTTTCTTTTCTTTTCTTAATGCTTTAGCAAAATGTTAGCAGTACTTAAGCAACACTTAAGCAGTACTTAAGCCATACTTAAGCAAGGCTTTATTTTTGATTTAATATTTTTTATTATATTAGCGTTATGAAGTTAACAAAAAAACAAATTGAATTAGTAAATACAGAGTCCAAAATGTCAAGAATATTTGACGAAAACCATATTTTGCCAATCAGTAAAAAACTTTGGAACAAATATCGAATAATGGCTAAAATTTATTATAAGAATGGCGAATTTTGGAAAGCAGAAAAAAGATAATTTAACGTATTGCATACCAACCCCTATTATGTTTTTTAAGGTGTATTAATGCAACGTATCTTAATGCGTCTAATAGGTGGTTAAATTTGTCAATTGGTTTGTTTAATGAATTACCATTTTTGTCCGTTGCCCATTTATAAGACCTAAACTCTTTACGCAAATTAGAACCGTTAACAACCTTTATTTTATAACGTTTTAAAATGTCTATTCCGTTGTTGATACTGTCCTTGCCTTTAGTAGCTGGTTTAACGTTTAAACCTAAACGATACAATTCTTCTATTGACTTTGGTTCGGCACTATCGCAGATTATTTCTTCCCTTCCAACAATAGGCTTTAGACGTTCCGCTATGTCTTGGTTGGTAAGTCCTTTTTCGTAAAGTATTTCTTTTAAATACAATTCTTCACCACGTTTATAAACACCAACACAGGCGGTTGGATCTAAACTATATCCCCAGTCTAAGCCATACGATACTAAATCACATTCAGGCATTGTTTCGACATACTCCACGTTTTCGTAAATTAAACCGCTTATATTACCGTATTCACCTAACCCATATATTTTCCAGAACTCTTTATCGGTTTGTTGTAGGTATTCAATTTCTTTAATTAAGCTTTTGGGTAGGTAGGAATTATTTTTGTAATTACTGACAATTACCTCAACGTCACCAACTTCCGCAGAACGTTTTATTTCTAGTTCCTGATTAATCCACACTTGTTCGTCATCTGGGTTGAAGTCTAAAAATATTTTGTTTTCAGTACGCATTAACAATTGAAAAAACTCCTTTTTATATTCCAATTCGTTAGCCTCGTTACAGTATAGAATGTTTCGTTTTGCTCCCCTTAGCTTCTGTTGATCGTCTGCTCCTATAAACTCAACCATTCGCTTTTTGAATTTATACGTTTTTTTGGTTTTGTTATGGTCAACCATATTGTAGTAACCGTTTTGTTTTAGTATTTCCTCAAAATCCCTTATTATTGTTCCGTCTAGGTTGGTTCTATACTTACGGACAGAAGTCCAAATACCTTCAGATAAATAAAGGTTTTCGCCATACATTCCACTAATTAACCATAACGCACAAATTTGGTTTAAAGAATAGGTTTTACTAGACCTAGTACCCCCTCTGTTTACTACTATTTTGGCTTCACTAAAATAATTTTTATCAAATATCTCCGTTACTTCCACGATTAATTACTACTTGGATTTCTTTGACCGTTTGGTCTATTTGTGTTTTGTCTGGTTCGTTTAGTCCGAACATCTTCGCTAGGCTATCAAACGCCCCTCGATAGTCCGAACCCTTAACCATTTCCTTTAATAAATAAAACTTCTGTTTTTCGTCCTTAGAGAGCTTTTCTTTTGAAGCTAGTACCATTAGACTACGCCACGCGTTTATTATCTCTAAATAGCCCTTAGCAACGTCTGAGCGGCTTATTTCGAACTTGTCCGCCTGTTGTTTTCTTAATTTGTCAATTGTTAGGGATATGTTAGGGTTTCTTAGTAACTCATTTGCACTAACTTTAATAACATCGTTTGACGTTGTTGGCTTTACATTGTAAGCCCTTCTATAAGCTTCAGAACCATTCCCACAGTCAACGTATTCTTCTGCGAACCTTCTTTGTTTTGGTGTTAGTTTTATGTCTGGTAATTCCTTCAATTATTAAAAATATTAATGCTATTATATATCCTCTCATTTTATTTCATTCAACTTTTTTTTAAAAACTTTGTCTATTGTTTCAGAAGGTAAACCACCACCCTCTCCACAAGGTGCTTTCAATAGTATTTCTGCCACTTGCCAAAACATTCCAAAGCCTTCATCAAAAGCAGACTCTAGTAATTTAATTTTTTTTTCAAATGTTTGATTTAATATAAATTCCTTAATCATAACTTTTAATTAATTCTTTTACCCATCTAGGTAGGTCTTGTTTAGTTTCCCTTATGTACTTTAATTGCTCTATTTCCCAACTGCTTTTGTATTTGCCGTTTGAGTGTTCTATTACTTCCTGTTCTAGTTTTTTTATTAGTTGGGAGATCTTCACTATTTGCTAAAACGTTTAAAATAAAATTAGTGGGTAAAAACCGCCATTTTTTTAAGGCTTCTATATAACGTAAATAAAAGCTAAATTCTTTATAGCCGTGTTTTTCTTTATAGTGTTTTATTTCTTTTTCTGAAAGCATTATTTTATCTCTGCTAAGTCTTTTACGTTTACTTTAAACTTTTTTTTGTTTTCTTTTGAGTGACTTACTAAAGCGTATTTGGGTGTTAAGCTTTTAATGTAAACCCTATTACCGTTATATGTTAGTCTTCTTTTCATTAGTTCCCTATCGTAGTAACTATTCCAGTTTTGTATTATCTCCATCCTCGTATATATAAGCTAAATGTAATAATTTAATTTCGTTATAATTTAAGCTAATGGTTGCCACGCCATTAATTGAAAAAAATTCTTCTACTTCCCCGTCCTTTTCGGAATAGTAATAAAGCCCTTCTTCGTCTACGAAATAACCGTAGCTAACTTCTTTTTTTAGTTCTTCTTTTGGCATTTGTTGTTTTACGTTTGGGCTTGGGTTTTGGTTTCTCTTGTTCTGCTTTTATTTTGCGGTCTTGCCAACCTATTAGCATATTCATATAATTATTAACGCAAGTTGAACAACCCCAGTTAGGAACTAGGTTACTATCTATTTCTTTTAGTATAGGGTTTAAGTTTTCTTTTAACCAATTTAAATGGCATTGGCTAGGAATTACTTTAACTTTTCGGTAAATGTTAATTACATCGTCTATTATCATAATAATCTTCTTTCTATAATTCTTAAAAATAACGGGGAAACTAAATAATAGAGCTGCCCCGTTACGATGGCAAAAAGTAAGCTTAACCAAAAGGATAAGCAAAAAGAACAATTTAACGGTTTAAAATTAAACCTTACCCCTAAGATAGGTAAAATATAATCTACAAACGTTGTTGCAAAGGTACAAATTAATAATATATCTATTATTTTATCCATAAAATTCGTTTAAAGTCCAATTAGTTTTTATTTTATCTTTTAGTCTGTCAATCATTTTTAGTAAACTAGAGTAGTGTATTTTTGATTTTTTGCTTAAATCTGTTCGTACTCCCCTACATTCTATTAATTGACTTAATAACTTTTTGTCTACTTCGTCCAAAGAGTTTAATAGTTCCTGAAGTTTTTCTTCCTTAAAGCTTTCTTTTTTGTAGGTTTCCGAGCCTGTAAGATCGTTAAAAGTGTTTGGTAGTATATAGGTTCGATAATACGGTGAGTTAATCGATAACAATTGATAGACGCAAATTTTATATATATAGTTGTATAGTTTATCTTTTGCCTTTAAATCTAAAATAAACTCCGTTCCTTTGTTGAATAGTGCCAGAAAAACCTCTTGGATATAATCGTCTAAAAAAGGTACGTTGTAGTGTAAGCCGATATTTTTAATGTATTTTCTAATATCTTCTATTTCTTTGTTGTTTGGCACTCTGCAAAATTAATAATTTTTTACGGTATTATTCATTTCGGATTTTATAAACGATATATTTGTCCGCATAGCGTCTGCCACTCGGTAACCACTTTCCAAGAGTCTACGGAGTTTATACATTTCGGGAACGTTTACGTTTGCTTCGTTGGTTGCCCTTGCTACGCTGAAACCTTCCTTTACTTTGTTGTGTATTACTGCTTCAAAACGTTCGTGGGCTTCGGTTCTAATTGTTTCAATGTAATATAGGTAAGATGTTAAATCCTTTAAATGGTTGTTTAATTTAACTCCGTCTAATTGGCTTTTGTTATAATCTTCTATAATCTCAGCTATTTTATTTAATACTTCATTCATTCCTTAACTGTTTTAATTCTAATAATAATTGTACAAAATCTTCTAACCTTAAAGCACAATAATCTTTTTCAAAGTTCTTTGTAAAAACTACTAATGGTTGTTTATGTGAGCCTATGCAATCATTAGCTGACTGCTCAAGAGCCTTCCAAATATTAAGTTTTTCTTGGTTCTTACACTCCCAGTTAAATTCACTTAGTATTCCTTGAGTTGCCATAATATCCCCTTTTAGACTAAGCCCGCCTGAATTTGGTGTTCTTTTTATATCCTCATTGAACATATTACTTAAATACTTTGCTACTTGCAATTCAAAACGTTTTCCTTTTTTATTTGCATTCATCTTCTTTTGGTTTTAAGTTATTTCTGAATCACCCATATTATACCAGTGAATTAAATCTCTTTCTTTAGTTCTATCTGCATTATATGTATCTTCTAATTCTAGATATTCACCTTTATAAATACTTAATTCACCTATTGGTAATGTAACACCTTCTACTGTTTTATTAGCTATTCCTTTTGGTGATACTACTATTTGAATCCAATTAGTATCTTTTATATAAAATCTATATGAAACCTGTTTTACATATCCAAATCTTTTTAAGATTTTAGTTATTAATTTTCTCATCTTCTTTTGGTTTTATTCTTCTATTAAAGCAATAGTTGTAAATACTGCTATTACCAATCCTAACAATAAAGGACATAATGTGTTTTTACTAGCAGTTAGTAATTCTACTAGTAGTAGGTATACTAATGCACATGTTATACCATACCATAATATATTCATTGTTTTTTTAAATGTCCATTTTATGCGAAAATAAGCTATCCATAATAAAATGCTCAGCCCCAATGCAAAGC